GCAAAAGGACGTTGGGAGACCAATCATGGTGGGGAATACTTTGCAGCGGGTGTTGGCGGTTCTATCACAGGACGAGGGGCGGACTTACTTATTATCGATGATCCACATACTGAACAAGATTCATTATCAGATAGTGCGATGGAGAGAACTTATGATTGGTATCTCTCAGGACCAAGACAGCGTCTCCAACCTGGAGGCTCAATAGTTTTAGTTATGACCAGATGGGCTCAAGATGATTTGACAGGAAGATTGATTAGAGCAGAGAGTGAACCTAAAGCAGACAAATGGGAAAAAATTTCTTTTCCAGCTTTGTTAGGTGAGGATGAAAACATTCAACCCGTGTGGCCTGAATATTGGTCACTCGATGAATTGGAAAAGGTTAAAGCGTCCATATCCATTAGAAATTGGTCTGCACAATACATGCAGAATCCAACATCAGAAGAAGGAGCTATTCTTAAAAGAGAATGGTGGCAGCCGTGGACCAAGGAGATTCCAACTTTAAAACATGTCATACAATCTTACGATACAGCATTTAGTAAAAAGGAGACAGCTGATTACAGTGCAATTACCACATGGGGAATATTCACGCCTCACGAGTCTGGGCCTGACGCTATTATGTTAATAGATGCTGTTAAGGGAAAATATGATTTTCCTGAATTAAAAATGGTGGCACTAGATCAATATAAATACTGGCAACCTGAGTCTGTTATCATAGAAGCAAAAGCAAGTGGACAAAGTTTATTACAAGAATTTCGCAGAATGGGAATACCGGTAATGGATTACACACCAGGAAGAGGACAAGATAAACATTCAAGAGTAAATGCCTGTGCTCCAATTTTCGAATCTGGACAGGTTTATTATCCAAGAGATGAACATTGGGCAGAAGAAGTTATCGAGGAGTGTGCAGCGTTTCCACATGGAGAACATGACGATTATGTGGACAGCACTACCCAAGCTATGTTAAGATATCGACAAGGTTCTTTCGTAACAACTTATTCTGACGAGGATGAGATACAAAATTACAAAGAGCGTAAATACGTATATTACTAGGAGAATAGACATGTCAAGAAGATCAAGAAGAAGAAATCAAGCTCTTGCTATCCTCGGTGCTGCAGCTTTAGCTGGAAGTATGGGAAGACCTACTACAATGGGTGGTATGGATAGAAGAGATGTTCAAAAAACAATAAAAAATAGAAGACCAAAAGAAGCTATAGATACAGGTAGTAAAACTATGGTTGGCAGCAAAGTTAAAACACAAGTAGATAGAGCTGCTAATCCAAGAGAGAGAAGAGACGCTATCAAATCTGCTGCTTCTACTAATGAAAAAATAAAAGCAAAAGTCATTAAGAGAAGAGATGAAGGTAAACTATCACCTACGATGCCAAAAAGAAGAAGTCAGATTACTGATGATTTTGGTTTAAATTTAATGGGTGGTGCAAAAGCAGGAAAAATGGTAAAAGCTCGTGGTGGTGGAATGGCTATGAGAATGAAACCAACTAAAATGTATTAATGGCTGAAATCGAAAAAGCAATTGTTGAGGAGACTCAAACTCCCGAAGCAGAGGCAGTTGATGTTGAATTAGAAACAGATACTGAAACCGTAGGTGATGCTATTGGAGAGATAGCGAGTGAGGGAGAGGCATTCTATGCTAACATAGCAGAGGATATGTCTGAAGAGGTTTTACAAAGAATCTCTAATAGATTGCTTGACGATTACAAAAAAGATAGGGTCTCAAGAAAAGATTGGGAAACGTCTTACACAAATAATCTGGATTTATTAGGTTTAAATCAAAGAGAGATGACAAGACCATTTAGAGGTTCTGCATCGGTGACTCATCCATTATTGTCTGAAGCAGTTACACAGTTTCAGGCTCAAGCTTACAAAGAATTATTACCATCTCAAGGACCTGTTAGAACAAGGGTTCTTGGGATGGAGGATAATGAAAAAATAAATCAAGCACAACGAGTGCAAGATTTTATGAACTACATGATCACAGAAGAAATGGAAGAATATACCCCAGAGTTTGATCAACTTTTATTTTATTTAGCTCTAGCAGGATCTGCGTTTAAAAAAGTTTATTACGATGAAGTAATGCAAAGAGCCGTATCTAAGTTTATACCGGCAGAAGATCTGGTGGTTCCATATTATGCTACAGATTTAATGGACTGTGAGAGAATTACCCATGTTATTAAAATGGGAGAGAACGAAATTTTAAAAAAACAGGCAGGAGGTTTCTATCGAGATGTAGAATTAAAACCAAAATCTACGGGACCATCTGACATAGAAAAAAAATATCAAGAACTAGAAGGTATAACTCCCACTGGAGATAAACAATATTCTTTTTCAATCTTAGAAATGCATGTCGACTGTGATTTAGAAGAGTTTGAAAATACAAATTCATCAAAAAAAGTTAAGGTGCCATATATAATTACTCTAGATGAAGGTTCAGGACAGGTTTTATCTATCTATAGAAACTATGATTTAAACGATAGCACCAATAAGCGTAAAGAATATTTTGTTCATTTTAAATTTTTACCAGGATTAGGTTTTTATGGCTTCGGTTTAACCCACATGATAGGTGGATTAAGTAGAACTGCAACACAATCTTTAAGACAATTACTAGATGCAGGAACATTATCTAATTTACCTGCAGGATTTAAGTCGAGAGGTATAAGAATTCGTGATGATGATCAACCATTTCAACCTGGAGAGTTTAGAGATGTTGATGCACCAGGTGGAAATATCAAAGATCAGTTTCAAATTTTACCATTTAAAGAGCCATCGGCTACACTTTATCAGCTAATGGGCTTTGTTGTTGATGCAGGACAGAAATTTGCAGCTATAACTAACATGGATACAGGTAATGATTTACAAAATCGTGCTGTTGGCACGACTGTTTCGTTAATGGAACGAGGTTCGAGGGTCATGAGTGCTATACACAAGCGATGTTATTACTCTATGAGAAGAGAATTTAGACTTTTATCGAAAGTTTTTGCAACATATTTACCTCCAATCTATCCATATACAGTTTATGGAGCAGATCGAGCTGTAAAACAGACAGATTTTGATGATAGAGTTGATGTAATCCCTGTTGCAGATCCAAATATTAACAGTATGGCTCAAAGAGTGACAATGGCAAACGAAAATCTTAAAATTGCTATGTCAAATCCAATGATGCACAACTTAAGAGAGGCTTATCGAAGAGTATATGAAGCTTTAGGCACTCAAGATATAGATCAAATACTTAAACCTGAAGAAAGACCTGTTCCAAAAGACCCTGCAACAGAAAATATGGAAGTTTTAATGATGAAACCGTTAAGAGCTTTCCCAGATCAAGATCATGATGCACATATCAATGCTCATAGAGCCTTTATGTCGACTAGAATGGTTCAAATAAACCCACAGGTTTATACAGCTTTACAAGCACATATTTCAGAACACGTTTCCCTAAAAGCACAAGGAGAAGTTGGAGCTTTAATAACAAACGATCCAATGATGCAGGAAAAATTAATAGCTGATCCACAAGGTGCTTCTACAGAGATCAATGCTATGATAGCGAGAAGAGTTTCAGAATTAACTATGGAGTTGGCACAGTCAGAGGCTCTAGGTCAAAAACAAGATCCATTGGTTATGTTAAAACAAAGAGAGTTAGATATTAAAGCAATGGATTTACAAAGAAAGACAAATCAAGATATGATGTCCAATGAGATAAAAATGGATGAGATAGATGAGAAGTTAGATCTTGAGAAAATGAAATTAGAAGACAAACAGGATCAGGCAGAAGAAAGAATAAGAATAGCAGATGAAAAATTAGACATAGCTAGAGGTAAAAAGAAATGAAAAATTTTTTTAAATTTTTAAAATTAAAATTATTTTATTTTTTTACAAATTTAGATTATAGGGTAAGAAGATTAGAGAGACTTCAATATTGGAGAGATAAATATGGCAAAAGATCCAGCAAAAGGGACAGGTAAAAAACCTAAAGGTTCAGGTAGGAGGTTGTACACGGATGAGAATCCTAAAGATACTGTTAGTATTAAGTTTGCGACTCCTGCTGATGCTAGTGCGACTGTTGCAAAAGTTAAAAAGATATCTAAACCGTTTGCGAGAAAAATCCAAATTTTAACTGTTGGGGAGCAAAGAGCAAAAGTTATGGGTAAGAATAAAGTAGCCTCTATATTTAAACGAGGTAAAGAATCTATTAGAGCAGGGAGAAAAGCGTAATGCCACTAAATAAAAAAGGTAAAAAAATTATGAAATCTATGAAAGATCAGTATGGATCTTCAGAGGGTAAAAAAGTTTTTTATGCATCAGTAAATAAAGGTACAATAAAAGGTGTAAAAAAATTAAGAGTAGGTGGTGTTGGAGGTCGAGCAAAAGAAGGATCTGTAGAAAGAAGAACTGGATTAGAATCACAAAGGCAATCTAACATTCAAAGAGCAAATTTTAATAAGATGAGAAAAGAGTTGGTTCAACAAATTTCTCCAAGTACAAAACCAATGAATAGAGCTATTGGAATTGCAATCGGAGCTGCTATTCCTGGTGGTAATTATATGTACAGATCAATCGTTGATGCGAACTCTATTTTTGCGCCTAAAAGAAAAACTACAAAAAATATATCTACAAATATAAGTGATAAAGATAATGGGGTAGATCAAAAAGTAATTTTACCAATAGTGGCTAATAAAAAAATTGACGAAGATTTAATTAAACCAAAAGAAAATTTTTTTAATTTTAAAACATTTAATGTTGGTGGTTTATCGGGTGGAGTAAAGAGTGGCCCTCCTCCAAGAAGAGGTCCTAATTCACAAGTACCACCTGTTAAAATGAAAAAAGGAGGAAAACTATAATGTGGTTTCAAGCTTTAAAACTTGCAGCACAAGCAGGTTCAAAAATATATGCTAACAGGCAAAAGGCAAAGATGGCAATGTCAGAGGCACAACTTCTACATGCCGAGAGACAAGCTCGAGGTGAGGAACAATATCAGGGTAAATTATTAGAGGCCCGACAGTCAGACTGGAAGGACGAAGCAGTTTTAATAATTTTAAGTTTGCCCGTAGCTATCTTAGCTTGGGCGGTAGTATCCGATGATCCGACTGCTATGGACAAGGTAAAATTATTCTTCGAGATGTTTTCGCAGCTCCCGTCATGGTTTACAAATTTATGGATTCTTGTCGTAGCGAGTATCTATGGCATCAAGGGCACACAAATCTTCCGTAACGGTGGGGGTAAGAAATGATTTGGAAATGGATAAAAAAAATTTTTCAACCAAAAAGACAAAAACCTGAATATGATTTCTCTAAAATGACAAAGGGGGATCTTAAAAAACTCAAGGAAAAAGGAAAAATAAAAGATATTTACAATCCTAACAATTAATATATAGATTCATAATGGATCTTAAATCGGCATTAATACAAGCATTAGAGGATAAATATAATGCGAAAATATCAGAAGCAGATGCTACAATTAAAATATATCTGACTAATCCAGTAGGAATTGGTGAACATCCACAACATTTAGAAGAGATAGATAAACTCTTGGGAGTTATTGCAGATGCTGAAGATAAATTACAAGCATTACAACCATTTAAATTATAATGACAATCAGAGGCGATAGTTCTGAATATGAATTATTAAAAAAATGGTGTGAGACATTACCATTTTTTGAAAATCCTAAATCAGTTACCACTTGTGAGGTAGGTGTAAGAGAAGGTCTTGGTTCTCAAATAATAATTATGAGTATATTGCCCAGAATAAGTAAAACGGATTATCAACATTATGCAATAGATCCTTATGGAGATTTAGAGTATCAACATTTTGATAATCAACCCAGGTGGAAAAGGGATGGAAAGTGGACTGATATTGCACCAAAATATTCTAATGAAATGAGAGATCAGATGGTAAAAGATTTTGCAGGTAACCCACATTTTAAATTTTATAATATGACTGATGTTGAATATATGGATATTTTTAATTTAACAAAAACAATTTATGATTTAGTTTTTTTAGATGGTCCTCATACAACAAAAGATATTTTAAGAGAAGCTTTATGGTTTGCAGAAAGATCAAGAAAAGGATCCCGAATAATAATTGATGATTTTCAATTATGTAATTTTGAAGTTATAAGAGCAGCTATATCATATTGGGATTTTAAAATTCATGAAAAGGGTAAACATAAGGTTTGTCTAGAAAGAATATAATGTTAGACCATTATACAGTAGAAGCTATCAGAAATACCATCAATAAAGAAATCCAAACAATTAAGGATCATATATGCTATGGGGTTGAAACAGAATCTCAATTGATGTATGCTCGAGGTAGACTCAGCGCTTTAGAAACGCTGCTTCAGGATATTAAAAACCTGCATAAGGAGGATAACGATGGTACAATTGATAAAACCTAAACTTACAGATTTTGGTAAAAACCAAAAAAATAAGGAAGAGGTTAAATCACAAATTCCAACAGATCCAAAAGGCATCAAAGAATATCTTGAAATCATACCAAATCCAGTAGGATACCGAATGCTAGTTAGACCATGGTCTGGACAAGCAAAAACAAAAGGTGGTGTCATACTTGCAGATGAAACCCAAGATAAAATTCAAATGACTACAGTCGTTGGATTAGTCGTAAAAATGGGTGATCTCTGCTATGAGGATAAAGAAAAATTTCCAAAGGGACCTTGGTGTAAAGAAGGTGAATTTGTCGTTTACGGCAGATACTCTGGAAGTAGATTTCAAACGAAATATGGTGAGCACCGTATACTCAATGATGACGAAATTATAGGAACTATAGGAAAGCCAGAAGATATTCTCCACTTATTCTAAAGGAGGATTAAAATGGCAGAAACAAAAGACTATAGTGCGGAAGCTCTATTAGCAAAAGAAAAAGAAGTCGAATTAGATACTGATGGCTTAAAAGAAGAAAAAGTCGAAGTTGAAGATAAGACTGAAGAAAAAAAAGAGCCTAATCTTAATTTAGGCGAAGTTGATCTTGAGTATACAGATCATAGTAAACCATCAGATGATAAAAAGGATAAACCTAATATTGAAATTACTGAAGACGAAAAAAAAGAAGTTGAAGTAAAAGATAAGGTTGAAAAAAAATCTGATCAAGAAAAACCCAACCTGCAAGAATCTAGAAGAGATTATCAAAAAAGAATTGATAAACTTGTCTTTCAAAAAAAAGAAGCTGAAAGACGAGAAAAAGCAGCTTTAGAATATGCAGAGGGTGTTAAGAAAAAATTTGATACTAATCTCAAAAAGTTAAATACCACAGACGAACAGTATCTTAAGGAGTTAGATGCTAGAGTGGATGCTCAAAGAGAACAGGTCAAAGTAGCTCTTCAACAAGCTATCGAAAAACAAGATGCTTCACAAATTATGGAAGCAAACGATAAATTAACTCAATTAGCTGTAGAAAAAGAAAAAGCAAGATTAGAGTTACAAAATCGTGAAGAAAAAAAGAAGCTTGAAGAAGAAAATAAACAACAAAAAAACGTACAAGCTGATACCTCAAACAGCGGAACATCAGATTCTATGCCACAAATTACTCCAAAAGCAAAGAAGTGGGCAGAGGATAATAAATGGTTTGGAACTGATGAAGTCATGACTAATGCTGCTATTACAATTCACAACAATATTTCACAAGAGGGTATTGAAGTGGACAGTGATGAGTATTATAATGAAGTTAATTCAAGACTTAGGAAGTATTTTCCTGATAGTTTTGATAACACTACTGACGAGCCAAAAAAAGAGACACCTAAACCCGTCCAAACGGTAGCCTCGGCAGGTCGTAGTCAACAAGGACGCAGAACTGTGAAACTCACCAAATCACAGGTAGCTATTGCTAAACGATTAGGGGTGCCACTAGAGGAATACGCTAGATACGTGAAGGAGGATAAATAGTATGAGTACAATTAATAGAACTTCACGGGAGTCAGAGAAAAAAGCTTCAAAAGAAGCAAAAAAACTTTGGACTCCACCATCCAGTTTGGATGCACCACCTGCTCCTAACGGGTACGCCCATAGATGGATCCGTACCAACGTTCAGGGTTTTGAGGATACTGCTAATGTATCCAAAAAAATGAGAGAAGGTTGGGAATTTGTAACAGTCGAACAAGTGCAAAACGAGGTTGGCGAAAACAAATATCCTTTCTACTCTGAAGGAAAATACGAGGGGTGTATTGGAATAGGAGGCCTTGTGCTGGGAAGGATACCAGAAGAGATTTTGGTTGCACGTGCTGAGTATTTTGCAAAAATTACTCAAGATAGAATGAACGCGGTTGACAACGATCTTATGAAGGAACAGCATCCCGACATGCCTATCAATATTGATAGACAGTCGAGAGTAACCTTTGGTGGTAGTCGCAAAAAATAATTTTGCAATAGCCACAGGGGTAAAAATAAACTGTTAAAAGGAGAAACATAACATGGCAAACGTAAGTGAAAAGTTTGGTCTAAGACCTTACAGAAAACTAGACGGTACACCATTAGTTGGAGCTCAAAACAGATATACGATTGCGTCAGGATATTCAGATGCGATTTTCCAAGGAGAAATGGTAGAACCATTAGGAACTGGAAATATCCAAAGACATGGTCCTAACACATCAGATGCTGTTGTGGGTGTTTTTAACGGATGTTTTTACACAGACCCAACTACAAAGAAGCCAACTTTCAGTAATTTCTATCCAGGCGGCATAGCTGCTAGTGATATTACTGCATTCGTCATTGACGATCCAGATGCAGTATTCTTGATAGATGCTGATGCGGCTTTTACAAGAGCTGATCTGTACAAGAACTACTCTGTTACAAATACAACAGGTGTAACGACAACAGGATTATCGAAACAACAACTAGATGTTAGTGTTTCTGGTACTGCAACTACTTTCGCTATTCAAGCGATTGATATTTGTCAAGACCCAGAAAATTCTGACACTGGTTCGGCTAACGCAAATATTCTTGTTAGAATCAACAACCACTTCTACAGAAGTGGAACAGGCTTAGCATAAGGAGAATAAATCATGGCTATAACACGATCACAACTAGTTAAAGAACTAGAGCCAGGTTTGAACGCTTTATTCGGCCTGGAATATAACAGATATGAAAATCAACATGCGGAGATTTTCACTACTGAAACATCTGACAGAGCTTTTGAAGAAGAAGTAATGTTAAGTGGTTTCGCTTCTGCACCAACAAAACAAGAAGGTGCTGGAGTAGTGTTTGATACAGCAGGTGAAACATTCACAGCTAGATACAACCACGAAACAATCGCTTTAGCATTTGCTATCACTGAAGAAGCAATCGAAGATAACCTATACGACAGACTTGCAGCGAGATACACAAGAGCTCTTGCAAGATCAATGTCTAATACGAAGCAAGTTAAAGCTGCAAACGTATTGAACCAAGCACAATTTACTGCCGTAACAGGTGGTGACGGGAAGCCTTTAATAGCTTCTGATCACCCACTTGCAACAGGTGGACAATTTGCAAACGTTCTTGCAACTGCTGCAGATCTTAATGAAACTTCATTAGAACAGTCGTTAATTGATATCGCAGGATTTGTAGATGAAAGAGGTTTAAGAATCGCTGCTCAAGGTAGAAAAATGATAATTCCAAAAGAATTACAATTTACTGCTGAGAGATTGATGAAATCACCTCAAAGAACTTCAACTGCTGATAACGATATCAACGCAATCGCTTCAATGGGTATGGTACCAGAAGGATATTCAGTTAACAATTTCTTAACTGATACTGACTCTTACTTCCTATTGACTGATGTGCCTAACGGACTAAAACATTTCGTTAGATCACCAATCAAAACTGCGATTGAAGGAGACTTCGATACTGGTAATGTAAGATTTAAAGCTAGAGAAAGATACTCTTTTGGATTCTCAGATCCAAGATGTATTTTTGGTAACGGAAATCTACCAACTAGCTAATACTAATAACTAGTATTACTTTAAAGGGGCGGTGTTCACATCGCCCCTTTTTTTATGTATAATAAAAAGACCTAGAAAATATAATTTGTAGACTGACTAGGCAGACGGTATAGAGACTACAAATTAATGCTATACAAAGGAGAATATTATGGCAAATACTACATTTGACGGACCAGTCAGATCGAAAAATGGTTTTCAATCTATTGGCCCAGGTTCAGTAATAGCTCTTACTGCTGCAACTGATTTAACAGTTGCTGACCATGCAGGAAGAATTGTGACTATGGACCCAGTTGGAACTCCAACTGCAATTACACTTCCAACAATCATTGCTACTGCAGATAGTGCATCAGCAGGTCCAGGAAGTGATCCGAACAACAAGAGCACAGTAGGAACAACTTTTGAAATTCTTTTCATAGATGAATTTACTGGTTCTATTTCAACTGACGGCACAGATAAATTTGTTGGTTCAATTATGGTTGGTGTAAATGATGGTTCAAAAAAAGCTTTTGTACCTGCAGCATCAAACGATGTAATGAACCTTAACGGTGAAGCTGGAACTGGTAATGCTACTAAAGGTGGTCTTATTGGTTCAAGAGTAAAGTTTACAGCAACAGCTGATAATACTTATATGGTTGAAGGTCTTTTAATTGGTGACGGCACAATTGTTACACCTTTTGCAGACGCTTAATAATAAACTTGTGGCTCCTACGGGAGCCACAAACTTAAGGAGATTTTAATGGCAGCTAAAACTGACATACAAGCAACTAGATCTGCAGCAGCAGCAGGAGCTACAGCAATAATTGCAGCACCAATAAGATTACGGGGAATTATCATTGCTTCTGATGGTGGAGGAGCAGGAGTATTAGAATTAACAACTACATCAAATTCAGGTACAACCTTATTCCAAGCAGATGTACCAACAGGAGATGTAATTAATTTTAATTTTCCTGAAGATGGAATTTTATTTCCAAAGGGAATTTTTTGTAAAACAAAGACTAATGTAGCAGCTTATACATTACTTACAGATAAATTTTCAGGACCAAACTTAACTACAACAAACGGATAATTTATGGGTGGAAGTAGTTTTATGTCGGATCAAAGCTCGGCACATGCAACGAGCACAGCTCAAATGGTTGCTACAACAAAAAGAGCTAGATTAACTTCAATACAAGCTAAAGGTAATGCAAGTGGTTCTATTATTTTTAAAAGTGGTGGAGCTAGTGGTAATACAATAGCTACTTATTTATTTGGCACTGAGGGTTTGGATATGTATCTGCCAGGTTCTGGTATTTTATTTGAAGAAGGAATTCATGCTACAATAGGTGGAACGGGTGGTGTAACAATTACATTTACATAATGGATAATTATACTATAGAATTATTAAGTTTTAAAAATGGTGGTATGCCACCAAGAAATAAAAAAAATTTTAGACCTACTAAATCTGGTGCAGGTATGACAGAGGCAGGTGTAAAAGCCTACAGAAGATTAAATCCTGGATCAAAGTTAAAAACTGCAGTAACAGGAAAAGTAAAACCGGGGTCAAAAGACGCAAAGCGTAGAAAGAGTTTTTGTGCTAGAAGTTTAGGACAAATGAAAAAATTTCCTAAAGCTGCTAAAGACCCTAATTCAAGATTAAGACAAGCAAGAAGAAGGTGGAAATGTTAAGGTAAAAGTTTATATTTTTATTAATGAAAATAATAAAAAATTATTTACCAAAAGAATCCTACATTAAAATCAAAGAAACTTTGATGTCTGATAACTTCCCTTGGTACTTCAACGAAGATGTACTTTCTGAGGAAGATCTAAAAGATCAAAAATCTATTTATCAATTTACCCATACATTTTACAAAAATAACACACCTTGGAGTAGGTATTATGAAATTTTAAATCCAATTTTAAATATATTAAATCCTTTAGCTATTTTAAGAATAAAATCAAATTTAAATACACAAACAGAAAAAATTGAAGAAACAGGTTTACATATCGATCATGAAGATGATAGATTTAAAAGTGCAGTATTTTTTTTAAATACATGTGATGGTTATTGTAAAATTATTGATGAAAAAGTTTTAAGTGAGGATAATAAAATGGTATTGTTTAATTCAAATATCAAACATACAGGCTCTACTACAACTAATCAAAAAAGAAGAGTTTTAATAAATTTTATTTACTTACCGAGGGTTTAATATGTCTTACTTAAATGCTAATATTCCACCTATATATTGTAAAATAAGAAAGGAGTATCTCTATGATCTCAAAGAAAATAAAGGACAGTATAGTGACTGCGTTATCTTTAGTATTAGCAGTATTTCAGGTAGGGCTATCTTATTTAACATTATGCTTCCAAACGGTGCTTGTTATTGGAGGTTGCCTATCTCAGCATTTTATCAAAAACAGTATGATAGAGCCGAAGTGCCCGATATGCAAGTGCACGAGTTGGAACTGTGGAATTGTTTTAGTTACTGGCCTAGTGTTACTTGTTTTGATTGGTTGGATGGTTTAAAAGGTAGATATTTAGGTCTTGATAAAAAATTTTATCACGGCAAGTATTTATTTACAATTGATTGGGCGCATCCAGATGTCAACATTATTGATACGGAACATTCTGAAATACCTCAAGAACATAAGTGTGCACATATATTGGAGCTTGATAACGGCAATTTTGCAGCTCAGCCTAATAATCGTATTCTGTGGCACTGTACTAGTTACACTACTGATAACGATTGGCCTGACTATAAAGTACAAACTACTTATTGGGATGCAGAAGACTCTAGCATGGTCACAGAAGATTCTGATAAGATGTTCTACGATATGGAAAAAGTAAAAGACGAAAAAGATTTTGCCTCTGATATGTCTTTTGAAAATGAGAAAAATAAATGAGTAAGAAACCATTAAATATATCTGAAGAAGCGGCTGTGCAAATGCCGATGAAGACAGTTGCGTCTTTGATAATAATCGTAGCACTAGGTACAATGGGTTACTTTCAAATTATAGAACGTCTCAACGTTGCAGACACACGTATACAGATAATGGAGAAAGACCTAGAAGAGAATACAGAATTTAGAATCAAATGGCCGCGTGGTCAACTTGGTTCGCTTCCTGCAGATTCCGAGCAATTCATGATGATCGAAGATCTTTATAAGACCACGGATAAACTTAACAAACACATAGAATCCATGGCACTAAACAAAGTTAACATAGAATTTTTAAGAAAACAAATGGACAAAGTTTTAGAAGACATTGAAAGATTAAAAGATCAAAACAGAGAAATTAAATATACAAACGGGAGTTCACAATGATAGAGGCTGTTGTAGGATTACTGATGTTTATTAATGGAGAGATTAAGGAGGCACGACTGCAAGACTCGATGGCTATGTGCCTTCGCGGTAAGCGTGAAGCGGAGAGGACCTTCTCCGAATCTGTTACATATAAATGTTGGAAAGGTAAAGCAGAATTAGAGTCAAATATAGATGGATCTTTATCAATAAAAAAGTTAATTATAGATTAATTTTTAATAAAAAATAATGAAATTTTTAAAAAATTGGTCTTCCAAGGAATTTAAAATATCTAGTGATTTAGTACATATGGATATTTTAAAAGAAAGTTTTTTTACTTATCCAAAAAATTTACCTGATTATTATAAAAATATACCAAAATTTATAGAGCTTAAAGATTCTTTTAAAAAAGGACGAACAATGAAACATTGCTCGGGATTTACTAATTATTTTAGAAACATGATTTCATTTCGATCACCTTGCGACATACAAATAATTAGAAAAGAAAATAAATTAGAGGCTTATTTTGGAAGTCGTAGTTTAAATGACTCAAAAAGATTTAATCTACATAGTCCTGATCAATTTTTAAAGCATGTTAACCAAGATAAATATTTAGGTATAGCTAAAATAGATCTCGATATAAAATTTTTATGTAATGCACCAATGATAGTTTCAAATCCTTGGTGGTACTTAAATAAATTTGAAATTTTACCAGGAATAATCAATGCTTCAAAATCATTACATTATTTAAATTTATTTTTACCCATAGAAAAAAATTTTGATAATTTAATTATCAAAAAGGGTCAGGCTTTATGTGACATTCATTTTGAAACAGAAAAAAAAATAAAAATAAAATTTGTTAAAGAACTTGATGCATTAGATTTGTGTGATTATTATTTTTCTGTATTTAAAAAAATGATTTTACCAAAAAGAATTTTTAATGAATAGAAATGTAGCATATTTTAAAATGCCTAAATGTGCGTCTACAACCATACAAATTTGTTTTGCAAATTATGAAAATTTATTTTTCTATCATGATTATGAAGAATTTCTATCAGATATTGAAATAGATAAAAAAAACTGTCTTAAGTTTACAACTGTAAGAAATCCATATCAACGAGCAATATCATCATGGCAACATTGCTTAAAAGAAAAATGGATTGAAAAAATTAGTTTGCTAGATTTTTTAAAATTTGATTATAAGTTAAGAAATGAGACTATTTTATATTCTATGCCTCAAACTACATACATAAAAGAATTATTAAAAAATGATATAAATTTTGTCATAAAAATTGAAAATTTAATTGATGAGTTTAAAAAATTTTTACCTAGTGTTAAAATAACAAATAATTATAATGTTAACACAAAAGAAAAGTATAATCTATCTAATATAGAAAAAGAAAAAATTGAAGAAATATTTAAAGATGATTTTATTTTTTTAAAATACAAATCAAATGAGGACTAGACTAAAGACTTTTTTAATATTAAAATTAAACATATGAATTTGACACGGAACTTTTCTTTATTAGAGCTAACTAAATCAGACACGGCTATTAGAAAGGGTATTGATAATAATCCCAACGCTGATCAGATAGAAAAATTAAAATTACTTTGTGAAAATATTCTTCAACCGGTGCGTGATCATTTTGGTAGAGTTAAGGTTACTAGTGGATTCCGAAGCGTAGAATTATGCACTGCAATTGGTAGCTCTGCTAATTCACAACACGCCAAAGCTGAAGCCGCAGACTTTGAATGTCCAGGAGTAGATAATGTTGAATTATTTGATTGGATTAAATCTAACCTTGAGCCAGATCAGCTTATTCTTGAATTTTACACTCCCGGTGAACCAAACAGTGGATGGATTCATTGTTCTTGGGTACCTGAGGGTAGACGTGCATCATTTTTACATGCGTTTAAATTAGAGGGTAAAACAAAATATAAGCCTATACTTGGCAAAGCAAAAGATGTATTTATATAATTATGGCAATAACTAGATCACAAATACCTAAACAAGTAGAGGGAAAATTAAGAGGTGCTAGAGATGAAAAAAAGAAAAAAAGAAGAGTCATCAAAGCTATCAAAAAGAAATCCCTTGGCAAGAATACTAGGATCTATACTGTTTAAACAAAAAGTGATACAATCTAAAAAATTGTATAACAGAAAAAGGTTTAAACATTATGACTAAATTATGTCCTAGAGGAAAGGCTGCAGCGAAGCGAAAATTTCGTGTTTATCCGTCAGCATATGCTAATGCATATGCTAGTAAAATTTGTGCAGGTAAAATTAAAGATCCATCAGGTGTAAAAAGAAAAGATTTCAAAGGACCAAAACCTGCAGGTAAAGTTAGTGGAGGAGAAGCAAAAATAAAAAAAGTAGCAAAGGCTTTACACAAAGCTTCAGGTCTACATAAAGCACAAGCTAAATCTTTAGACTCAATTACAAAAGCAACAACTGGAGCATTTGCACAAAAATTAGAACCATATAATGGAAGTTATGTAAAAGGAGATCTAGCAGGTCATAGCGTGTCAAATAAAAGTCTAAATAATTATTACAAAGGCATGATCAATGAGTAAGAAAAAAGGTAGAATGTTTACTGCTGCAGAAGTGAGAGCCTTAGACGAGGCTAAAGAGAAAAAAAATTTTAGAAAAAAAGATAGAATAGAATCCAGTGGTGATAAAGATAGAATAAAACTTATGGAATATAATCTTACGGGTTATACAGAAGGTGGCATGTGCCGTGGAGCTGGAGCCGCAATCAAGGGGACAAAATTTAAAGGTGTTTTCTAATGGGACTAAAAAAATGGTTCGATCAAAAATGGGTGGATATTGGAAGCAAACGAAAGGATGGTTCCTACGCACCTTGTGGTCGTTCAAAATTAGCAGCAGATCGGAAACGGAAGTATCCAAAGTGCGTCCCTGCTGCAAAAGCGGCAAGGATGACAGAATCCCAGAGGAGGAGTGCCGTTGCAAGGAAAAGAGCTAAACCACAAGGAGTTGGTGGTAAGCCAACAAATGTCAGTACCTTTACCAAAAAGTATTATGGTGGTATGATAGAGGTATGAGTGAAACTTTATTTAAAGCAGGTCAAGCTTTTACAAGAGCTTATAAAAAATTCGATGATTTTGCCGAAAAAGGTGTAATAGGTAAATTAAAAGAAAGATTTACAAAAAAACCTACATTAAGCAAAAGTAAAGAATTAGTTGTATTTGATCCGAAAAAATCTTTACCTGCAAAAACAAAATTACCTAAGCCTAAAACTAAATTAGGTAAATTAAAAACTGTAGGTAGAGTTTTATCAAGAGGAGCCGTGCCTTTAACTTTAGGTATTGAGGGTGCAAATATAGCTTACAAAATAGCTACAAGAACTCCTGAACAAAAAGCTAGAGCAAAAGCTCTAAAAACTAAATTAAAAAAAACAAGCACAAAAGATTATCATAGTGATCTTTTAAAAATGAGTACGGGAGGAGATACAATGTTAAAAAAAATACCTGAGGGGCCTAAAGGAGAAGGTCTAAGAAAACTTAAAGCAAAAAGACCAGATGTAACAAAAAAAATGGGCTTTGCAAAAAAAGGGAAAATGTTAAAAGCTAGTTACGGAACGATGGCAAAAGGTAATGTCAGTAAAGCTTTACAAAAAGAAAAAGTTAAAAAAGCTGAAAAAGAGGAGACTAGAAGAACTTTAATAAAAAAATTAAGAGGAGCACAAGTTGGTCCTGCTGAAGAAGCCAAAGTTGAAAATATGACACAAATGGAAATGAACAAAAAATTAGCCAGTTTAGCTGCAAAATCTGCAATTAAAAAAAGAATTGGTGGAATGTCTTATGCTAATGTTGGTATGGCTGCAAAAAAAGTTAGAGAAAAAGAAATGATGAAAGCATCTGAAGGTAAATCTGTAAGAGGCTATGGTGCAGCTAGAACATCAGGCATGGGTTTACAGGATGAACAATTAGTACCAGGGAAGTCTTTAGATTATTATAAAGATTTAATGTAATGAATTATGGCAACATCAGGAACATCATCATTCGATTTAAATATCGATGAAATTATTGAAGAGGCATACGAGAGATGTGGTATGCGAACCAATAGTGGCCATGATTTACGAAGTGC